CGGTTGCTTGCACATCAACATAAATTTTTTCCATAATTTTAGTAAAACTATCATCACTGTTTAGATTCTCAAGCCAATCTCGCATTTCAATTTTTGCTCTTTCAATTCTTTTACGAGCACGAGAAAGTGCTGCAGTGTCTTCTACATTTTCAAGTTTTGACATTGTTCTTGAAGAAACAATAAAGTCATATCCAAGTCCAACAACGTTTTCAACCTTTGCGTCAATCGCAGCATGATTTGCAAAAGATGTATCGTAATAATTTGCTAACTCATAAAGATTGTATGGTGGTGTAATAACATCAAAAAGTCCATAACCATTTCTTACGGCTGCGCCAGGATTAATAGCCTTTGATTTTGTATTATCTAATCCAGACTGAACAGCGCTTGCACTATCTAAATATGCAGCATTTGGATCTACAGCCTTGCCGATTGAACGACCAATGCGTCTTTTGAAGTTTGCATCTAAGTTATTTAAGCCTTTTATATCATCCCAGTTTTTATTAAATGGATCACTTTTTTTAAATTCACCATCTTTTTCTAATAAATTATCAATACTGGCTCCAATATAATATTCGTTATCAGTCATCGGATCCATGCTCCCTTATTGTTTTTTGTGCAGCAGCAACTGCTCCAAGATCATTCATGCTTGGAATAAGACCATTTTTCATTCTGTCAATTTGTTCTGAATATTCTTCTTCACTAACTCGACTAACTCCAGGATGGAAAATTGGCTTTCCTTCTGGCTGACCCCAATATGCTGCTGCCTTACGTAATTCCATAATTTTTTCTAGATCGCCCTTACGTGAAGGAATGTTTAAAAGGTTTCCGTGACCATCCCCAAAGACCTTTCCATTGGGTTTTTCCCATAGATAAAGTCCCCAGTCATAACCCTTTTCAATGACTTTGATCTTTGATTTACCAATTTTTGACGAATCTTCAGGTTTCATAACCACAAGTATATCATATTATGCTACAGTTGATACAGAACTTTGCCAAATTGCATCTTTAAACACCTTTAAATAGTCTGTTTCTATATAAATTCCTTGACCATCATCTATAGTAATTTTATTTGTGCCAACATAATTTTTATAGACTTCCCCAGCATTAACAATATATCTACTATCTCTACTCTTGATCAATACGTTATTCCAGTCTGAATCATCCCAATCATTCCAGTTTTGCTCTGCTACCTCACTCCACTTTCTAAATAAAATTTGTTGCTCGAGTTGTGAATTAGTTCCTTTATAAAAAGATATATTATTAAAAGTAATCAAATGCTTTAAATTTATTTTTCCATTATAAGAGTTAAAACTTAAATTAATTGGAAATGATATACCTAATACTGTCCATCTTTGAATTGATATGGTAGGCTCTGCAACATAAAGTCCATCTAAATAATAATACAATTCTGTAAATAAGGTATCATCAGACTTTGTTTTAGCAAAAATAGTTGCCCTATCTGCATTCAGTGAATTAGCCTGAATGTAAAATTCTATAACATCATCTGCATATTGTAGTTCAAATATTAAAACTGGATCTTCTGGAAATGCCCACAGGTCTGATCTAATAAACATTTGAATAGCACTTAAAGAGTACTTTGTATCTAAACCTGGATTAATATCAATACTGAGTCCACGATCTAAATTATTTAATCCATCTCTTAGTTCAATGCCACTTTTTCTTGTAAGGTATAAGTATGGTACGCTTTCTTTATCAATAACATATGGATTGACTCCTTTATAATCAGGGATTCCACCTGCTAATTTGTATGGTATTAAATCAATTCCATATCTACTTGTTACTGGATTTGAATCATTTGCATTTAAACTTTTTGCTGCAAACTCTATTTTTCTTAATGAAAGTTTGTTATGTAAAATACCAAAAACTTTAAATCTAATAGAATAAACCATTGATATAGTATTGAAATCAATATCTTTTGATGGATATATTAAATAGTTATCAACAATTTCAAATCTTTTAGTTTGCCAATCTGCTTCAGTATTTAAATTTAGTATTCTTTTTTTAATTGCTGGACTTGTTGTTGCATAATCTGCATCTGTTTGTGTAATCCCTTGAGAAATATCTTGAAAAGTAACGTATGCTCTTACATTTAAATTATCTGTATTTATTGAATCACTATTATCTACCCAATATGTATCTCCAACCTCTTTTACTTCAGATGGTGCTGGATAGTCAATATTAAACTGAATAAAATCAATATCTGTTATAGTATTTTCATTTTCATCTAAAACATCTTTTGCAAGTATTGATAGTGGAATATAGTCTTCCCAATATCCAAATACTGAAATATCAATAAAAAATTTTCCATAGTCTTCAAAAGAAAATAAAGTGTAACTAGAAACATGATCAATAACAGAATTTGAAAAATTAAAAGTTCCATCATCATAAAAATATGAGTCCAATGTAAAAGAAGTGTGCTTGTATGTATTGACTCCAATATTGTATATGTTTCCAGTAAACATATCTTCTTTATTTGGCTGACTTCCAATATATAGTTTTAATAATCCTGGATTTGCAAAAAATTGAGCAAGTCCATCTGTTGTATTATTTTCAATTAGTTTTGAAAGTTGAATTCCAGCAGTAAAAATTCCAACTGGACAAGTATGTGATTTAATAGTAGTTGAAACTCCAGCATAAGTAAATACATAATTTAATAAAGTAGATTCTTTTTTAATAGTAAAACTATTTATGCCATCTGTTAAATATAAAAATATAGCATCTTGACTTTCTGTTAATTTAAAAGTTCCAACAATAGAGTCTATGGTATTTGAAATAAATGAAAGATTTTCGAAGTATACGTAAGAATCTGTTCCCCATGTTTCAGAAGGTTTTAAACTAAAGAATTTTGATCCTGTATCTTGAATTAATTTATTAGAAGATTCTAATTGAGTTATAGTTTTATTATCAGATAAAACAAAATTAGGCAACTGATACTCTGGAGTTTTTAATGTTGAGGTTCCTGGAACTAAGTTATCTTCAATTCCAGAATCCCACGACCTTGTAGTTGGATAAGTTACATTATTGCTATATCCTGCAAACGGATAGTCTATTTCTACTGTTGAACCACCATAGTAGTTATCTATAAGTTCTGGAGTTGTTGGAATACCCTGTCCTAAAATATAATGGATTTTTGCTGCATTTGTTGAAATTGAATATGGGTACAAAGATATACAGTCAATTTTAATTTGATCTACATATGTTTCATGTGCATATAAAGCAATCCAGTCATTACTTTTACTTGTTTCTAGTGCATTATATTGTGATGCAAGATTCATTAAAGATGTGTCAATAATTAATGATCCGACCTCTTCTCCATTAACTAAAAGTATTGCCTTATTTTTAATAAGTTTAATATGAACAAGCATTGGTCTATACCATTCACCGACAAAATGTGAAACAAAGTTTCCATCAATTACTAAGGTTAAGAACGAGTCCTTTACATATAATCCATCAGTTGATGCTATTGGACCTAAAATTCTTTTTGCATTTACGGTATTTACATCTGCCTGCAACCAAACTTCTAAAGTGTAGTCATTATGTCTTCCAGATTCATTTAAAAATCCATACCCTGGAAAAATAAAAGATGGTTGAGTGTTTGTAATTAGGTCTGCTTCATCTACAAAGTAATTTACATCTGTCCAAGATTCTTCTGTATTTTCCCAATGAGACCAACTTTCTTCAGAGACTTGATCCCAGGTTCTATAATCAACCACCTCTGAATGTGGAATTAACTGAACTGCCCTGTCCGAGCCATAAACAAGTGGCACTCCAAAATTTTTAGCACTAAGGGCGTTATTATCAACAACATAATATCCGCTATTTGCATTAAGTCCATAAGCATTTGCTTGAACAACTCCATCTAAAGATAAGTTAATAGTTGCTGGAGTTGACAATTTTTCTTGTCCTAATGAAGTGGCACTAAACTCTTCACTATGCTGCCCCGCAGTAATTCCATTAAAATAAATTTGATAATCATTAGTCGATGCCCCACCAATTAAAGATATAACTTTAAATACTATTCTAAAATCAACATCAATATCTGGAAAAGTAAATGTTGCTGATACTGGTGTCCATGTTTGATATTTTGTTAAAATAGGATCTTTAAATTCTCTTATAAGTGTTGATGTAGTTGGATCATTATACTCAAACCCAATAGATAGCGACTGTATATAAATACTATTTGAGTAATAGTATGTTCCAATAGCAAAAGTTTGCAGTGTTTGATTTAAACTTTGAAAATTAACTAAATTTGGACTCCATAGATAAGTTTCATTTGTTGCAAGTGTTGGAATGTCTGAATAAATAATAGTTGTATAACTATCTTTAAATGGTTCATCTGTTATAGATGTTCCAGGTGTTGACCCACCACCAGTTCCATCCCACAGAGAACCAATGTCTCTTTGTGCTTCTGTGATTAAAGAAATATAGTCTGCTGAATCGTCTAATGGCCAAATTGCAAGCGGATGCTCAGCAAAAATTTTCTCGGAATATAAATTAGAGGCAGTCATTGTTAGTCTATTTTACCACACTAAGACTTATTTTACGTTACCAGTCTCTACCTTAATTTCACAATAATCTGTTGTGCAATACATTTCTCCAACGGAATCAAGATTCTCAATGCCATCATAAATTGCATCAAAATTAATGTGAGCAACCTTTCCAACATAAACCTCATACTCTTCTTTAGTAATTTGTGTGTATGGCTGTTGTGGATAAGTATGATTTCCCATTGGAAGGAATGAAACTGCTTTTAATTGACCCTCGTACATATGAAGTGCTGGAGCAATGTGCTTTGTTTCTGTTTCTTTGTCAAAAGATAAAGTTACAGAGACTCCGTTGTCTGACCAATACTTTTGTGTAGTTGCAGCAAGACCAATCTTTTCAAACAAACTTACATCCTTTTCTGATCTTGGATGTCCTGAAGATACTGGGAAGTATACTACGCTAGTATTTGCTGATACTAAATCATCTTCAATTTTATACCCTGCTGCTTTAAATAAATGCAACATTGGATCTGTATTTCCAAAACGAATTGCACGTAAGAAATATTCTCCACCAACAGACCAATGAACTCCTGGAGATGCTCCAGAAAGCAATGAGACAGACCCTGAAGG